CGGCCCGTAGCTGATCGAACACCGGCGTCTCAGTCCAGACCATCGCACGAACCTCCGAATGATTCTCGAGCGGACAGGGCTATCCCCTCGGTCTCCCTCCGGTCGACCTCGGGATGTATCCCTTGCGTCTGCCAGCCCGAACCCACACCTACCGGCCCCGCGTCCCCCGGTGTGTCGGGTTGTGCGAGGCGAGCGGTGTACCTATCGTGTGCGGCAACCAGTTAGCCGCGTTTTGAGACCCCCGGTTGATCTTGCCGGGGGTCTTGCGCATTCCCCCCTCCGTGTCAGGGGGTGCGGCGGGATGGTGGTGTCGACGGCGACCTAGTTACGGGCCAGGTCTGCGGTAAATGCCCGGACAGGATCAGCCGCGGTCCCCCTTCGGGGTCGACGGCGGGGAAGTCTGCGAGGCGGTGACGTAGTTGCGCAGCGCGGCCCGAATGACGGCGGTGTCGGTCGCGGCCCCCTCGAGGGCGGCGCGCTTCGCGGCGGCGGTCCACAGGTCGGGGTCGACCCGGGCGGCGCGCAACCTCCGCGGGGGCCGGCGTGCGTCAGTCATAACAGACAGGTCTACGCCTACGTTAACGATTGCGCTAGTACCGACACGCGGAAACTTGCGCGAGATCGCCCCGAACGCATCGGGTCTCGGGTTCCGGCGCGTCGGGGCGATCATGGCGGTCCCCCCCAGGCCCACCGGCGACCAGTATGCGTGATCGGTGCCGACACGCCGGGGGGAATCGCGAGGTCAGGCTACAGGCGATCAGCGACAACTCTGATCGTCCACACGTCGTCGCGGCCGGTGTCCTCGGGGTCGGTCCGCAGGGTGACGCGGACACCGGGGGCGGCCCAGGTCACGACCGACCCGGTACCGGGCCGGCGTACCCAAGGGGCCGGCCTCATCAGCACCGCGGCAAGTTGCTCGACCTCATCGGGCGGCCCCGGCATCAGTCGGGGGGATCGTTGACGATACGGACCACGGTCTCAGAGACCACGACCAGCGAGGTCCCGGGTCTCTGCGCAGCTCGAGCGGCCTTCCACACCGGCGGGGCGACCTTGATCGCGTAGGGCCCGGGCGGCGCGGCCTCGAGGCGGGCGACGCGGCGACGGGGGGCGGGTTTCTTCGGGGGGGTTTTCATGCCGGCAGGCTAGTCGGGCGCCGGCGGCCCGGGATAGTTGTCCCAGAACGATCCTTAGCGGAGTGCGTCGAGCAACCAGGCGCCCAGGTGCTCGGTGTAGGCCGGTGGGATCGACTGCGAGAGACCGTGCAGCGTCATCCGGTGCTCGACCCCCAGCAGCTTCGCCCGGATCGCGGCGGCCGGGGTGTATCCCCCGTGCCTGACCTCGCGGGCGTAGGTGGAATCGGAGGATCCGGCCCCGTAGGCGCCGGCGACCCGGTACCCGCGATCGCGGAACCGCAGACACTCACACTCCACCGGGGCCAGGTAGACGTTCGACTCGAACAGCCGGTGTCGGCGCAGCACTAGCCGGGTTCCGTCGTCGTCGGTCGCGGTCAGACCGAACGCGGCCCCGCAGAGCGTGATCGGTGAGACCAGCGGCGCCCCGGGAACGTTCTCGATCACGAACGGGCGGCCGGTCGCCTCGAGCGCGGCCCGGGTCGCCGGGATCAGGTCGGGATGCTCGACAGCATGCGCGTGCCGGGTGATCGAGTAGAGCTGGCAGGGCGGTGAGGCATGGACCGCGGCAAACCGGGCCCCAAGCTCTTTGACGTACTCGAGGGCATCACCATGCACGAACCGGCCCGGATAGTAGCGACCCCGCCGGTGGTCGGAGTCGACCCCGGTCACCTCGAACCCGGCCCGCAAGTAGCCGGCCGCGGCGCCCCCCTCACCACAAAACAGGTCGAGGAGCTCCGGCCGGTCACCCATCATCATCCGACGCCGCGGCGCGGAGGAACCGGCGCAGCATCCGAGCCACGAACGCACCCACGACCAGGCCGATCCCCAGGCCCAGGCCGGCGATCCCGGCGCCGGTGATCCACAGCGCGGCATGGTCGACCAGGGCCGGCGGTGTCATGGCTCGAGGTCCCCGCCGACCGCGGGGTGGTCGGTCCACCCCTGATCCTCGCCGTAGTGGTCCTGTTGGACGTCGGTCAGGGGGCGGGCGGTCACCAGGCAGATCCCCGACTGTTTCCCATAGGCGGTGACGCCGTGCCCCAGGTCGCGGGCCCAGGCGTCGATATCCTGATTACAGTCGGCGCCGATCACAGCGTCGGGGGAGTCCTCGAGGATCCCCGCCAGCACGTCGGTGAACCCGGGTTGTAGGCCGGCGTACCGGGGCGGCGGTGAGTGTGCAGAGATCGCGGTCAGCTCGCCGGCAGCATGCTCGAGGTCGGCGCACATGATCCACCTCGGGAGCATTCCCCCGCCGGCCGGCGCGTCACACCCCTTGACGATCCACCAGTCATCGAGGGCGATCGTCTCGGCCCGGTAGGCGATCGCGGCGCCGGCCTTCGCATCGCTCGAGGTGTCTTGACACGCCTTCCACCCGGCCGGCAGGAGATCAGCCACCCGGAAATCTTTGCACTCTTGCAGCATCAGCACATCGGCGCCGGCGGTCAGGTGGTCGAGATACGCGGCGTTAGCGCCGGCGTAGAAATCGCAGTTAGCGGTGACCACCCGCGGGCAGTCGTCAAAACAGCAGCAAGTTGATACTTGCCCCTGTCAGCGTCCCCCCGTCCGGTGCATAGACTTGCGCGACCAGGCGCCGGCCTTCGGCGACCGACTGAATCCGCGTGTCCCCGACCACGGTCCCCCCGCCGGTCACCGGATGCTCGACACCGGAATAGGTTTCGACGTCCTCCCACACCCCGCCCCGTTCCTCCTTCTCGACAAACCGGGTTCGGATCGTCCCGCCGGTCGAGGTCCGGGCGTCGAGGGTCGCGACCAGGGTCGCGGTGAACAGGTGACCCCCGACCCGCATCGCGGCCTCCCCGAGGTGAATGTAGGTGTCCCCGTTCGGTACCTGATCCCAGCTAACAGACTTCCAAACACCAGCCTGCAAAGGGGTATCGGTGTCTTTAGTGGCGCGGATCCACGTCGGCATGGCTTCCTCCGGTTCGGGTGGTGGGGCGGTTGCGTAGCTGATCGAGGGGGCCGGGTCGCGGACCACGGCACACGACCACCCGCCGGTCTCGGTCGCGTGCCTCTCAAAGTGAAGGTGAGGGCCGGTCACGTTCCCCTCTGCGCCCACCTTCCCGATCGCCTGACCGGCGTCGACCCGGGCCCCGTTGGCGATCGTCCGGGTCGTCATGTGGGCGTAGAAATCGCGGGTACCGTCCCCGGCGCGGACCTCGAGCTGATGGTCCCCGAACGCGGAACCGTGGTCGCAGTAGACAGCGGTCCCGGGGCGGGCGGCGACCACCGGGGTCCCGGTCGGTGCGGGGTAGTCGCATCCGGTGTGAATCCCGTTCCCGTAGGCGTCGGGATCGCACGACCAGTAGGGACCCCGCCGGCCGTACGGGGTGCCGATCGCGACGGCGACGGGGGCGACCACCGGGTCAGGTCTCCGGGCCGGTCACGTCGGTGATCGGGTTGCCGCACACCCCGCACACCACACCCGCGACGGTCTGCACCTCGCCGGTCTCGTCGGTGTAGGTCAGCGTCACCTCGAGCGGGATCCCGGCGTTGTCGCATCCTTCGGTGTGACAGGTCACTTGCGCCATAGCACGAACCTCCGATTCATCCGACCGCGGTCGCGGTCCACGAACTAGGAATGTTGATCGGGGATCCGGTCACGTTGGTCCCGTCTCGTTGTGAGGCGTAGATGATCGCGCCGGCCGCGGTGATCGACCCGGCGCCCCCGAACCAGGCCGTAGGGGCGGCGTTCGCGGTGACCTGCACGGCCGGCGGGGTCGCGAACCGGCCGGCGGGGAACGTGACGGCGATGTTGCCGGTCGCGGTCCCGACCGCGACCGCGATCGTGGCGACCCCGGCGGCGGTGGCGCGTAGCTTCGTATCGACCGCGCCGGCCAGGGCGGCGATCGAGTCGTCCCCGTCCATCACCCGATCTGTTCCCAGCGGGTAGGGGTAGCCGTTCGGTGTGTTAGCTGGCATCTGATCCTCCGGTGTAGTTGTCCCAGGTGGTCGCGGGCGGTATCTGATCCCAGCGGGTCGTCGCGGGTACGTCGTCCCAGCGGCCCAGGTCGGGCAGGGGCCCCATACAGGCCGCGGCGTCCCAGGTCCCCCGGGCGGTGTCCCAGGTCAGGGCCGGGTCGACGTCATTCCACCGGGGCGGCGGCGCGGTCCGGCAGAACCCCGACACGACCAGCTCGAGGTCGTGGACACCCCAGGCGAGGGTTTCGGTCCACCCCTCCACCCACAGATACGCGGCGGTGGGTACGGTCCCGGCCGCCGGCAGACCAGTGAGCTGGATTAGGTCGTGCATCTCGAGGTCGAGCAGGGTCTCGGTCTGACCGGGGTCGAGGTCGCGGACCCCGATCGGGAGGGCGGCCATGATCCACACCGGCGCAGAGTTGCGGGTCAGGAGCATTGTCCCCAGGGCGGCGGCGTCCGCGGCGGCGGCCAGCTCGGTCCCCGCGGTGTAGGCGTAGGTCCCGAACTTGCCTTTCGAGTCCGGGCGGTCTCCGGTCCACCGGGGTTGTTCCCCTTGATCGGGGGTCGCCCCGTACCCGATCGACACATCGTTGACCAGTCCCTCAGTGGTGCGCTTCCATGTCGGTGTCGCGAGCACGTCGCAGGCGTCGAGCGTGAGCCGGGACACCGCGCCCCGGCGGTGGTTGGCGTCGGCGTATCGGACCTCGCCGGCCCGGGTCGACCACACCACCCCGCCGGCGTCGCCGGCGGTCGATTGCGCGACCTCGAGGGCGGGTTGTGAGTCGACGTCGCGGGCGAGTATCTGCACGGTCCCCGGGTCCGAGGTCGCCGGATCCAACACCACCCCGGCGGCGGCCATAACCGCGGAGACCCGGGCCCCGTCGAGCTGTTGGGGCCACGGCGCCGATCCGACCACCCGGCGCCCCAGGTCCGCGAGGGGGCCCATCGCGATCACCTGACAGATCACCCGGTCCGGGGTCTCGGGGCCGGCGTCCTCCCACCCTTGCGCGATATCGGAGATCGTGCCGGCGAACCGTTCCCGGGTCACCCCGGCCAGGGTGGTGGTCGCGGCGATGTGGCCTCCGACCTCGAGCGGGGGGAACGGGGTTTCGGAGGTGTCCAGAGACAGATCGAGGGTGCAGGAGTTAGCTTCTGGTTGCGAGCCGGGGTCGTCGCGGCCGTGATGGATCGAGACCTGATCGACCAGGCAGGACAGGTCGACCGCGGCCCCGCCCAGCGGGGTCAGGGTGACGGTGTGCAGGCCGATCACGGTGTCACGCGGTCCGCAGACCGACGCGGCGGCCGTGTCCGTCGAGTACCCGTTGCACGGCGCGGGCGGTGCCTTCGGGGTCGACCGCGCCGTAGATGTTCACGACCGTGCCCCCGGCGCCGGCGGTAGCTCGAGGCGCAGCGCCGGCCCCCCCTCGAGCGGACCGCAGCGCCGGCGAGGGCCCAGCCGCCGGCGCCACGGCGGACAGGTTCACACCGGGGATGTGGGGTAGAGAAATCTTCGGGACCTTGATCCGGCCCAGCGCAGAGATCAGAGACTCCACGACCGCGATCACCTTGCCGACCGCGGTTTTCACGGCGTCGATCGCGGTCTGCGCCACCTTCCACGGCGCGGCCAGGATCCGGCCCAGCCCGGACATAGCGGCCCGAGCCTTCGCGATCGCGCCGGCGATCCCCGACCCGATCGCGTCGACCACGGCCGACACCGCGGCGGCGATCTTGTCCCACACCCCGACCACGGCGGTCCGCAGACTCGAGGCGACGGTCCGGATCGAGGTGGTCGCGGCCCGCCAGATCGCCCGGATCGCGTCGGTGGTCGCCTTCCACGCGCCACGGATCGCGGCGGTCGCGGACCGCCAGGCGGTGACCAGGCCCCGAACCGTGGTGGTCACAGCGGAGATCGCGACCCGGAATTGTGCGGTGAACAGGCGAGCGAACACCCGGACAATCGCGGCGGTGGTCGCAAATACTGAGTCGAACACCCGTTTGACGATCGGAACCTTCTTGTAGAGGATCACGACCACGGCGATCAGGGCCACGATCGCGAGCGCGATCAGCACCACCGGGTTAGCGGCCATTGCGGCGTTCATTGCCCAGGTGACCACGGTTGCGACCTTCATCGCGGCGTTAAGGATCAGGATGATCCCGGCCAGGGTCGCGATCACCCCCACGATGATCTGCACCAGGCCGATATTCTCCGACATGAGTTTCGCGAGCCCGGAGAACTTGTCGACCACGGCGGCCACCACCGGCAACAGGGCGGTACCCAGGTCGCTTTTCAGGTTCTCGACTTCGGCGGCGAACTGTTGTGTCCGGGCGGCGTAGGTGTCTTGCTCGCGGGCGGCGGCGCCGGCGCTCTTGGCGGTCTGTTTCTGGACCAGGTGAAGGGTCGCCATCATCTTTGCTTGGGCGGCGGCCTTCCCGGTCAGTTTGTCGGTGCCTTCGGCCGCCTGTTGGGCGGCGATCTTCGCGGCCGACAGTGAGGTCCCGTACTTTTCGAGGGGGTCGAACTCCCCTTTCATTGCCGAGGAGAGGGCGTCGACCGCTTCGGCGGTGGTGCCCCCGAACATCGCGGCCAGGTCGGCACCTTTCGAGATCAGCTTGCCGGTCTCTTTGGTCACGGTGGCAAGGGGTAGGCCGGCGTTCGACAGCTGCGACCCGATCACGGTCGCCAGCTCGCCATACTCACTTTTAGCTAGGCCGATACTCGAGGCGGCGCCGGCGGCCCAGCGCTCGACCACGCGGGCATTCTTCCCGAAAACCGCTTCGACCCCGCCCATCGCCTGTTGGGTCCTCGAGGCGGACTCGACAGCATCCTTCCCGAACTTCAGAATGGCGGCCCCGACCAGGGCGGCCGGAACGGCGGCCTTCGACAGACCGTTTTTGAACTTGTCCATGCTCGAGGCGGACGCGTCGAGACCCCGTTTCGCCTGCGAGGCGTCGGTGAGAATCTTGATCGACAGAATCGCGGAACCGGCCACGGTCTCATCCCCCCTTCGCGGCGCGTTCGGAGGCGGCCACCTCGAGCTCGTGTATCTCGAGCAGGGTCGCTAGGTCCTCATCGGTCGCGGTCGCGGTGCCGGTCAGCCACCCGGCCCCTACCCCGGTGTGATAGGCAAGCTCGAGGCAGAGTCGACGTCGGCCGGCGGCGGTGTGCCAGCCGCCGGCGGCGTCGTAGGGTCCACGTCCTCGGTCTCGGTCGCGACCTGCACACAGTCGGTGTCTTTGAACGTCTCCCAGGTCCCGGCGTACAGGCCGAGTCGGCGCAGCGCGGCCCAGGCCGTGAAGGTTTCTTCGTAGTCCAGATGTGGGACGGTCCCCACATCGTTTTTCACCACCAGCGCCGGCCACCCGTGTTTCTGTGCGGTCTCCCGGTAGCGCAACAGGTCGGGGTTCGTGATCCTCACGTCGGCGTGAATCGTGCCGTCCGCGAGTTCGACGGTCGCGAGGGTGCGTTGCAGCTTCGGCATAGGTTCGACCCTTCGGGCTAGGTGCCGTGAACATGAGACAGGATCCGTTCGACTTCGCGGAGGTAGTACCGGGTCCACGTCGGTTCGGTGATGTGGGCGGCGTCGACCAGGAAGGGTTGCGAGGCGATGTGGTGGCGCGGCCAGCCCCAATGAATGACGTTCGCGTAGGGCACCCGGGCCCCGCCGGCGCGGACCGCGGCCATGGTCTTTGCCTGATTCCCGCGGACCGAACCGGCCAGCCGCCCCGACCTCCGCGGCGCCATGGCGGCGGCCCGGAGCGCCACATACCGGGCGATCGTCGCGTTGACTTTCTTCAGGTCCTCGAGGTCGTTGCCGGCGGCCTTCAGGGTGCGGCGCAGCTCGCGGGCCCCCTCGACCCGCACCACCGGCGCAGCACCCATAACCCAGCCGCCCGGTCAGGCGACCGCGGCGGCGGGTTCGCCGGCCTCGAGGGCGGCGCCGGTGCCGTAGGTGATCGTCGGTTTCCCGACACACGACCACTCGAAATCGCTTGTCATGTCGGCGCCCATCTCGTCCCCGCCGAACTCGAGGGGGTCGAGGGTCAGGGTCCCGGTCGCGGTCGCCCCCACGTCGGTGTTGGGGGTGAAGGTGAACGTCTGCGGGGTGCCGGCCGCCGACCACGACAGCGAGTGCAGGCCGGTGGCGGTCGCGAGGTCTTGGTCGACGTTGCCGGTCAGGGCAAAGGTGTACGTCACCGCGCCGGCGGCCTCATCCCCGCACAGCTTCGTGGTCGAGTCCGCTTGATCCTTCGTCACGGTGATCTTCGCGTTGTTGACCAGGCAGGAGGCGTCCACAGATGTTCCGGTCTCCCCGATCTGTAGGGATCCGGGGCCCAGCACTTCGGTTGAGGTTGTCATGGTCGGGTTCCTCCGGTTGTTGTCGAGGGGCGGGGTTCGGTGGTGGTCGGGGCGTAGGTGAGGCGGCCCGGGATCCGCAGCGCCGGCAGGGCGGTCGGGTCATCAGGCATCACCACCCGCTCGAACGGGCGGGGGTCGGTGGTCAGGACCAGGCCGGCGGCCCGGGCGGCGGGCCCGACCCGGGCGGCGAGGCGGGCCAGGTCGACCAGGGCCGGCCGGGTCGCGGTGTCCGGTACGACCAGGATCAGCGAGACCCCTAGGGTCTCGGTTCCGCAGAGCTTCCCGGCGCCGGCGGTCAGGTCGTCGGCGCGCACGATCACCCCCGGCGGGTTGACGTCTGCGACGTCGAGGGAGGCGGACAGACCGGCCGCGGTCAGGTCGGCGGCCAGGGCGGCGAGCGCTTCGGCGAAATCCATCGACTCACCCGACCCCGGGGCGTAGGTAGGCGCCGGTGTGCAGGGCCCGGTCAATGTCGGGGTCATACTTCGCGACAAAGGTCAGGCCGGCGTCTCCGAAGGTCTCGACCCCGGCCGGGGAGTTGCGGCGGCGCAGCTCGCGGGCGGCGTACATCACCGCCCCTTGATAGGTCTCCGCGTCCGGGGTGTAGGTGGTCACCGGCGGATCCGGCGGGGCCGGGGTGGTGGTGGTCGACCATTCCGGGCGACACCCCTGCACATGTATCTCGGCCATGGCGCACACCCGGTCAACCTCGAGGTCGCTCGAGGCGGGCGGTTGCGCGTTGTCCCGCAACCAGGCCCGTACGTCGGCCGGGTCGAGCCACGTCGGCGCGTAGGCCGGCGCAGCTCGAGCGGCCGGGGGTGTGTCGGTCACGGTCACTACTTCGAGGTCCGGGCCGCCGGTGCGGTCGTGGACAGCGGCGCGGCGGCAACAGCGGACTTCGCGATCCCGCGGGCGTCGCGGACGATCTGACCCTGATACCCGAACAGGGCGACGTCGATCCCCCCGTTGGGAATGTTGAGTGCCTGCACGCGGAAGGGGCCCGTCTCGCGGAAGTCGACCGCGTTCTTGTCGGCGCCCAGGAGGGTCCCGGCCGGCAGGGTCGGGATCACGTCGATCACGATTCCGGCGACGTCGGTCGAACCGTCCCCCGACAGGGTCACGGTCGACTGTTTCGTCAGCCACCACGGCACATCGGTGACCGGCATCCCCAGGAAGGCCGCGAACAGATCGGACGCCATGGCGACGGTCGAGAGCACCGCACCGACGCTCGAGAGCTGCGAGGCGACCGCGATCAGCGCGTCCCCGACCGTGGTCGCGGCGCCGGCGTCGGTCGCTTCGGCCAGCAGGGTCGCGGCGAGAGCGGCCTCCGACTTCTGCCCATAGTCGTAGGTGGCGGCCTCGAGCAGCGCGGCGATAAATCCGGTGTTGAAATCTTCGTAAATCCGGTCCACGTCCCAGCCGCCGGCGATCCGCGTCGCCTCGCCGGTCGCCGGGACGATCGTCGCCGGCGACGTCGGGATCGCGGTCTTGTTGCCGGCGTAGGTGTCGACGGTCGGCATCACTTCCCACTTCCACCCTTCCCACGTCATCCCGGTCAGAGCGGGCCCCGAGAACACGTTGAGGAAGTGTCGGGCGTCGCGGCGCGGGGTCCACAGCTCGCCCAGCCACGTCGGGCGCAGGAAGGCCCCGCCGGGGTCGCCGGTGTTGGGGGGGGTGATGTCGGTCAGGGCGGCGTTCACGGTGCCGGCGTCGCCGGCCGCGGTGATGATCGGGGCGAGGGCGGCGGCGAACTCGAGCATGGAACCGGGGCCGGCGGCGCCGGCGCGTTCGGCGGCGGGGGCCGGCCTCGAGGCTTCGGCGGTGACGGTCACGGCGGTCTCACTTTCAGTCGGTGCAGCGGGGTCGGTCTCAGGGTCAGGATGAGAGTCAGGGTCGGGGGTGTCGCCGGCCGGCGTCGGGGTCGAGTCAGCGTCGGCCGGCGACGGTCCCGGGGAAGGCCGGGAATCGGGGTCGCCGGCGCCGGTGTCGTCGGGGGTGTCGGGGATCGGGGTCGCCTGCGAGGCGGTGAGCACCGCGCCGGGGAACGCCGGAACCGCGACTTGCGCGACCCCGACGAGATCGGCGGCGGTCACGATCCCGTTGTGGATCTTGACGTTGTGCAGCTCGACTGAGAGACCATCGCGGATTCCCTCGGAGGCTTCGAGTAGGGCGAGATCCCCGTCCGGGGTCGCGGCGACGTGGAAGGCCATAGAGACCCCGGCGGGGGTGTCGGCGTGGTCGACGGTGTACCCGATCGGGGTCGTGCGGCCGTGCTCGCGGAACAGCTTGACCCGGCGCAGATCGGCCGGGACCTTGATCGCGCCGGGGCGGATCGTCAACGGGCCCGCGGAGGTCGACCCCACCTGCCCGTAGGGGATCGCCAGCCCGGTCAGGGTGCGGCCGGTGGAGTCGGCGGCGGTGATGGTGGCGGCCGGCGCGGTCAGGGTCAGAGCGAACATAGGTCAGTCCTCGGTCGGGGGTCCGGTAGGGCCGGCGGTGGCGGCGGTGAGGTCGGCGGTGTCGAACGCGATCCGTTGCCCGGAGGGCACTACGTCATCCATGCCCAGCCGGGACTCGACAGGTTCCATGTAGAGGGATAGGCCGTAGTCGATCCACTGTTGATTGCGGGCGGTCGCGGTCTGGTACTCGAGCGAGGCGCCTTCGGTGGTCGCGTCGAGCATCGCCCCCGGCATCGAGATATGACGGGCGACGTCGAGGGCGGCGGCGTTGCGGCCGCCGATCAGCAGGGCGTCGGAGTCCATCCGGTGCTCTTTGGTCTCGAGGGCGGCGTTCGTGAACAGCACCCCATCGGAGGCGGCCAGGGCGGCGCGAGCCTGATCGACCACGGCGCGGCGTTCGTCGTCATCGAGGGTTGCCGCGGTGGTCTGGTGCAGCTCGAGCCGGAAGGGGTGCGCGGCGACGTCGGCCGATGTTTGCTCGAGGCTCGAGGCTTGCCGGATCGTGCGGGCCCCGAACCGCAGAATCCCCTCATGCGGGCCG